AGATGGGCCGCAACATGGCCCGCGCGAAGAACCAAGGGAGCAAGTGATGGCCACGTCCAAGAAACTTGCCAAGGATTCTTCGGCTTTGGTGAACAATGGTTACGGCAAAGACAACCACGACAGTGGTAACGATCTTGCTGTGAGCATCGTTTCGATCCGCTCCAAACCGTATCCTGAACCGAAAACCTCGGGTATCGAGATGCGCGGGGCTGGTGCGGCAACCAAGGGCCGTATGAGCCGGGGACCGATGGCGTGAACTACGCTGCGCTGTACAACGCACTCATTGCGTACACGGAGAACAGAAGCAGCGAGTTTGCTGCTCAGATCCCTGTTTTCGTCCAACAGGCCGAACAGCGCATCTACAACACCATCCAGTTCCCGACGCTGCGCAAGAACGTCACGGGCATAACGTCGCAGTACAACAAGTACCTGTCATGCCCCACTGACTTCCTGTCGGTGTATTCGCTGGCAGTGATCAATGTTGATGGCTCCTACGAGTACCTGCTGAACAAGGATGTCAACTTCATCCGGCAGGCGTACCCGAGCCCGACAGACTACGGCACTCCCAGGTACTACGCGTTGTTTGGGCCGACCACTTCAGGGGCCACCATCACGAACGAGTTGTCGTTCCTGATTGGCCCGACTCCTGATGCCTCTTACAACGTTGAACTGCACTACTTCTACTACCCGGAGTCGATTGTCCAGGGCACGATTGCGACGCTTGGGACGGTCACTGGGGGCACGACCTACACCGCTGGCACGTATGAGAACGTCGAACTGACCGGCGGATCCGGATCGGCTGCGTATGCCACGATCACGGTCAATTCCAGTGGTGTTGTGACCGCAGCGACGCTGTTGTCCGGCGGGCAGTTCTACATCGTCGGGGACATTCTGAGCGCTTCCTCAAGCACGCTGGGCGGGGCAGGATCGGGCTTCTCTGTTCCTGTGGCCACGATCAGCAATGCAATTGGAACTTCTTGGCTCGGGGATAACTTCGATTCCGTACTCCTGTACGCAGCATTGGTTGAAGCCTACACCTACATGAAGGGTGAGGCGGACATGGTTGCGCTGTACAACCAGAAGTACATGGAAGCTCTACAGCTTGCCAAGCGCCTGGGCGATGGCCTGGAGCGTTCGGACGCGTACAGAAGCGGTCAGGCACGGTTGGCGCCCCTTCCACAAAATAGAGGGGTCAAGTGATGGCTATCCAACAAGGAGCCACCAACGCGTTTAAAACCGGCCTGCCTACCGGCGCGTACAACTTCGCCACAGACACATTCAAGATCGCGCTGTACTCGGCGCTGGCTGATCTGGGACCGGGCACCGCTGCGTACACCACCAACGGTGAAATAACCGGCACAGGGTACACACCGGGCGGGAACGGTCTCACGGTCTCCGTTCAGCCCACGATAGAGACGGTTGCCGGGAATACCGTGGCTTACCTGTCGTTCTCAAACGTCTTGTGGACGCCCGCTGCGTTTACATGTCGCGGGGCATTGATATACAAGGTCAGCGGCGGTACGGTGTGCGTGCTGGACTTTGGCTCTGACAAATCGTGCTCTACTTCTTTCCAGATTCAGTTCCCCGCAGCCTCTGGTACAACTGCGATCATTAGGATCGCTTAGGAGAAAACTCATGATGATCAATTCTAAAGCTGGCGACACTGTGTCGGCTTCTGTAACTCGAAACACGGATCCTGATGCCCGCGTGCGGGCAGGAGGAGTTTTCAAGATCCAGTGCATCGACAAGGATGGCAATCTCAAGTGGGAAGCTGAGTCCCACAACCTCGTGGTAAACCAGGGGTTGCAGTCCATGAACGCTGTGTACTTCTCTGCTGCCACGCAGATCACGACTTGGTATATCGGCCTATATGGCGCTGCATCAAGCAACAACCCCGCTGCGGGCGACACGATGGCCAGTCATGCTGGATGGACGGAGCAGACTGGATATACGATTAGTGGGAATAACACCATTCGTGCTACCTGTACGTTTGGTACGGCTACCACGGCGGATCCCTCCGTGATCACAAATAGCGCTTCTCCTGCTGCGTTCAGCATCACCGGCACCGCCACCATCGGCGGGGCGTTCCTGACATCCAGCAACACCAAAGGCGGAACTACCGGAACCTTGTTTTCGGCAGCAGACTTTTCTGCCCCAGGTGATCGATCTGTTGCCAACGGGGATACGCTGAACGTCACCTACACCTTCAGCCTCGATGCGGTCTGATCTGCGGTAGCCTCTCAAAAGACACCCGTCTTGGCGGGTGTTTTTCTTTACAGCCATGATCAAAATTGACTTTCAATTCGAGACCCCTCACGGTAAGTTTGCAGATGCGCTCCATCTGCCTGATGATCACGCCTTCACGGAGGAAGAGATCCAGGCGATGAAGGAGCAGCGCCGGGACAACTGGATTGCGGCTGTTACTGCACCCCCTGTGCCTGATCCTGACCCTGAATATGTCGAGATCAATGGCGTCCGCTACGTAAGGGCTTGAAATGGCCGACAGATACTGGGTCGGTGGGTCAGGTAGCTGGAACAGCACCACCAAATGGTCTGCTACTTCGGGCGGCGCATCTGGCGCTTCTGTACCGACATCGGTAGACAACGCAATCTTTAATGCGAGTTCTGGTTCTGGTGCAACGCACTACACCGTCACTGTCACGGCCAATTCGACCTGTGCCAACCTGACGTTTACCCCCGTCGCCGCTGACGGCGTGACGCAGTTTGTTGTGGACAACGGCTTTGTCATTGCAGGCACGTTTTCTACCAGCGGCACACAAGGCAACCGCAGGGCTTGGTTTAGGTCTTCGACCTACGGCCTGATGCGAGACATGAGCATCGCCACCATTGGCACGGTGACTGATGTAGATTTCCGCGACATCCGCGTCACTGGCGCAGGCGGCACGCTGACGGGAACCAGAATCGGTGACCTGAAGGGAAATGTCAACATCACCGCCAGCACAGCCAAAACTGTCTATTGGGTTACCCTCGCAGGTGGCAACTGGAGCGGGGACAACTGGGCGGCAAGTTCTGGCGGCGCAGCCAGCACGAACAACTTTCCGCTAGCCCAGGACACGGCAGTCATAGAGAACACAGGGCTGAATACCAGCGCTACGGTAACGGTAGATACCGCAATGAACTCTATGGCGATGTCTGGTGTGACCATGTCCACCAGGACAAATGCCATGACCTTTGCTACAGGGTCTGTAACGCCTACCATCTACGGAAGCTGGACAAACGGCTCAGGCACAACTATTTCTGGATCAAGTGCTCTCACTTTTTCAGGTAGGGGTACGCAGACAATCAATAGTGCTGGCAAAACTTTTACACAGGGGATTACCGTCGATTGCTACGGCGGCACTGTGGAACTTGCCGGGAACAATATAAACATTGGTTCCAATACGCTTACCGTCAATAACGGTACTTTCGACACCAAGAACTTCAACGTCACCGCAGGGCAGTTGCTATCTAATAACAGCAATGTCCGGACCATCAAGTTCGGCAGCAGCACGCTTACCCTCAGCGGCTCATCGTGCATAGTCTTTACGACCAGAACGAATCTAACGTTTGATGCCGGGACTTCGCAAATAGATGCTACGGGCCTTTTCGGGTCTACGCTTGATGCAAGCGGGCTGGTATTCAACAATGTTTCTTTTACAGCCACGCTAACAGGGCAAACGCATTTGATAGGTACGAACACCTATAACAATGTAACCGTTTCTGCCCCCGCTGGTGCGGGCTACATAAACTGTCGCGTCGGAGCTGGGTTGACTACTATTACAGGTACGTTGACCATTGCGGGCGCCACTGCTGTCCGCCGCATATTTTTCCGTTCCGACACTCTCGGAACCGCGCGTACTCTTAGCGTAGGCACGCTCAGCGCCACAGACTGTGATTTCCGCGACATCACCCTTACGGGTACGGCTGCAGGCTCTTCCCCGACTCGTGCAGGCGACTGTGGCGGTAATAGCGGTATCACTTTCCCTGCGGCCAAGACCGTCTACTGGAACCTTGCGGGCGCACAGAATTGGTCTGCTACGGGATGGGCGCCATCTTCTGGCGGAACGCCTGATATCAATCAGTTCCCTTTGTCACAAGATACGGCTGTATTTGATAACACGGGCAGCGCAGGCACGGTGACCGTAGACCACGCGTGGAATATCGGCACGTTCGATGCTTCTGCACGGACAAGCGCGATGACGCTATCAGTCGGCACCAATCTCCCGTATGTTTACGGCGACTGGAAGTTCGGCACAGGTGTGACCTCATCTAGTACTACAGGTACTATTTCATTTGGCAAGCGCGGTACACAGACCATCACCAGCAACGGCGTCACTTTTGGGTGTAACGTATCTACCGATACTTTCTCTGGCACCGTTCAACTTGCTGATGCTTTGGTCATTGATTCTGCCCGAATTTTTACTTTTGTTAGTGGCACATTTGACGCCGTGTCGTATAACGTAACGACCGGAAGAGCCCAGCCAAGCGGTTTTGTCGCTAGAACATTGAAAATGGGTTCTGGCACATGGACGTTAACTGGGACAGGAACTGTCTGGAACGTTTTGTTTTCAAACAACTTGGTCTTTTACAAAAATACTGCGAATATCGTACTGTCTGACACAAGTACCACTGCGCGTACTTTTGATGGCGGCGGTCTTTCCTACAACAAACTCACTATTGGCGGCACCACAGGCACAAGCACGCTAACAATCAGTAACAGCAACCAATTCACCGAACTTGCCAGCACCAAGACTGTAGCCCATACTATTGACCTTGGGAGCACGACGCAGACTTTTGGCAAATGGACGGTAACAGGCACTGTTGGCAACGTCGTTACTCTTACTGGCACAGGCACAACCCATATTTTGGCGGGATCTTGTACATCCGGGATTGACTACCTTGCGATGGGCAGCATTGGGTTTGCGTCTACGAGCCCCGGCGAGTTTTACGCAGGCGCCAACAGCACAGGGACGGCAACCGTGCCTGTGTACAGAACCGCCAAGCCTGCTGACAGCACGCGATATTGGGTTGGGGGTACGGGCAACTGGAGCGATACCGCCCGTTGGTCTACCGCGTCTGGCGGGGCTTCTGGCGCCTCTGTACCGCGCAGCCATGACGACGTGGTGTTTGACAGTGCATCTAATGCTACGGCGTACACCGCCACCATCAATACCGTTATTGGGGGTGTTCGCTGCAAAAAACTTACGGTTGCTGGCCCTGCTTCGGGTAATGTGACATTGGCAGGATCAACAATCCTGATTATTCACGACAACGTACTGTTGCCCGCAACTGGACTGACGAGAACCTACACGGGCGCCATTACCCTGAGCAGTAACTCAACTGGGCGAACGATTACGACAAACGGCGTAGCGTTGGCGTCCTCTATCACGGTCAACGGCGTAGATTGCGTTTGGTCGCTTGGATCTGCGCTGAATATAGGTTCAGGCGTTTTGACGCTGACAAACGGTACGTTCGATGCGGTGACGTATGCTTTGGCGTTTGGAACCGTATCTTCAGAAAACACTAATTCAAGAACTATAAAATTTGGTACAGGCACAACGTCCATATCAAATAACGTCAGTTTTGGCTCCTCTGAGTCCGTCGCGGCAAATTTGACTGTAGACGGAGGCTCCTCGCAAATTAACATGACCGGTCTTTTCCCGACTTTTACGGGGAATGGCAAAACATACTACGATCTATCCTTTACTAGTACATCGAACATTGCCAATTCGCTAATGGTTGGCAATAACACTTTTAGAAATTTGTCTTTTGCTGCAATTTCTGGTACTGAGGGAATAAAAGATTGTCGCATTAACGGCAACCAAACCGTTACTGGAACGCTTACTTATTCTGCCGGGTCAGACGCCACCCGAAGACATTTTGTCCGAAGCGACTCCATTGGCACCGCACGCACGCTTACTTGCGCTGCCGTGTCCCTGACGGACGTTGACTTCAGAGACATCACCATAGCCGGTGCAGCAGCACCGGCGACAGGCACGCGCCTGGGCGACTGCAAGGGCAACAGCGGCGTCACGTTCACGGCTGCGGCGAACAAGTACTGGAACCTCGCTGCTGGCGGCAACTGGACTGCAACGGGGTGGGCAACAAGCAGCGGCGGGACGCCCGCGCTCAACAACTTCCCTCTGGCGCAAGACACTTGTTTCTTTGAAGCTACAGGGCTGAACAGCGGAGCCACTATTACGGTCAATAGCGCCTTCAATATTGGCACGGTCAATATGTCGGCAAGAACGACAAACACAATGACGTTTGCTACGGGGAGCTTTAGTTTCTCGATTTACGGTAGTTGGATAAACGGCACTGGTACAACTATTAGTGGTACTGGAACTTTGACGTTTGCAGGACGCGGCAGTCAACAGATTACAAGTGCTGGAAAAACGTGGACACAGCGCTTTGACATTGCTACCCCCGGGGGGTCTGTGACCCTACAGGACAGTTTTACGGCAAGTTTGTCTTCAACATCTGTTTTGACTATCAGCCTCGGAACGTTTGATGCCGCGGCATATAACGTATCACTAACTGGTGCGGGTTCTGCTGTATCTTCTATTAGTGGCGGTGTTAGAACGATTGCTATCGGTTCCGGAACATGGACTATTGCGGGCAGCACGGGCTGGGATGCTTCGACTTCCACAAATTTGACCATTACCGGCACAGGCACCCTTAGTTTTACGTCTGCTTCAGGCAAGACTTTTAACGGGGGCAGCGTTTCTTATAGCGGCATCACGCTCAACCAAGGAGGCGCAGGCACGCTGACTGTTACAGGGAACAACACTTTTGCCAACATCAGCAATACCTACAGTGGAACGGGCGCCACCACCATCAACCTTAATGTCACGACACAAACCATAGCATCGACGTGGTCTGCGAATGGCAGTGCTGGTAATGTCTTGACCATAACGGGGTCTCCTTGCACCCTGATCTACAGCGGTACTGGTCAGGCATCCAACGTAAACTATCTCAGCATAGTCGGCGTTCGCGCGTACCCGCTTACTGCAACGTGGTTTGCAAACACAACGTCAACAAACAGCGGATCGCTTGGATGGCTTTTTGAAGCAGGCGCCGGGATGACGTACAACGTCAGTGTCTCAGACACAGCTACAGGCGTAGATGCCATCACTGCCTCCAGCGTTGTTTCGTCCAGCGTATCAGATACTGCCGCCGGTACTGATCAGCTTGCTGCGGCGGTTACGTTTAGCACGGCATTTAACGACTCTGCTACTGGATCCGACGCGATATCTGCCAGAAGCGTATTCGCATCAAGCCTTTCCGACAGCGTCACTGCATCAGATGTAAACGCAGCATCTTGTGTTTTTTCTGTGAGTGTTGCCGACACCGCTACGGCTGTAGATTCGCTGATAGCGAGAGCAGTTTTTCTTTCGTCTTCGTCGGATACCGCTACAGGATCCGATCAAATCACAAGCACGACTTTTGTCGTGTATAACGTTTCATTTAGTGACACAGCAACCGGCACAGACCAGTTTAACGTAGGAAACTCAACTTTCAACCCGGCATTTGCCGATGTTGTTTCATCGTCAGATACTATTGCAGTTGCTGGATCTACTTTTAATCCGAGTATCTCGGATACAACCACAGCATCCGATGCAATAGTTGCGGGCTCTGCAGTGCCAGTTTCTTTTTCAGATACAGCCGCCGGCACAGATACGTTGACAGCAAGGATGGTCTACCAGACAGCGTTTAGCGATGTTGTAGCTGGTGTAGATCAGATCGCAGGTAACATGACGTTTGCCGTGTCTTTTAACGACACCACCTCTGCCACAGATCTGTTTACTGCGGCAGGTTCCGTGTTTCTTGCTGCTATGTCAGATGTAGTCGCGGGATCGGACTCGTTTAGTCGTAGCGTACTGTTTAATGCAACTTTTAGCGACATTGCAACAGCATCGGATCAAGTCAGTAGTATTGGGACTTTTGGCGTTTCGTTTAACGACACTGCCACTGGAACAGATCAATTTATAGGCGGCATTTTGCTA